TTCATGGTTTGAATGCTGAAGCGGAATTGGCAAACATTCTCTCAACAGAGATTCTTGCTGAAATCAACCGCGAAGTTATTCGTACCATCTATAAGGTTGCTGAATCTGGTGCTGCTGTTGGTACTGCCAACGCTGGCACATTCGACCTCGATGTTGACTCCAACGGTCGTTGGTCAGTTGAGAAGTTCAAGGGTCTTCTTTTCCAAATCGAGCGTGATGCCAACGCAATCGCACAAAGAACTCGTAGAGGAAAGGGTAACATCATCATGTGCTCTGCTGACGTTGCTTCAGCATTGACCATGGCTGGTGTGCTTGACTACACCCCTGCACTCAACGCTAACCTCAACGTTGATGACACTGGCAATACTTTTGCTGGCACCATTAACGGCAAGTATCGCGTTTATATTGACCCATATGCTGCTAACGTAGCATCCAGCCACTACTATGTGGTTGGTTATAAGGGCACTTCACCTTATGACGCAGGTATCTTCTACTGCCCTTACATTCCTCTCCAAATGGTTCGTGCCGTTGGTGAAAACACCTTCCAACCAAAAATCGGGTTTAAGACTCGTTATGGTATGGTTGCTAACCCATTTGCTGCTGGCACAACTCAGGGCATGGGTGGTCTGTATCCTAATGCAAACCGTTACTACAGACGTGTTGCTGTTACCAACCTTATGTGAGTCTTTCTCACAAAGTTTCTCAAGAGGGTCCCGAAAGGGCCCTCTTTTTTTTATCTAAATAATTCAAAAATGCCAAAGTTTAATCCATATAAAAGACAAATAAAAAATAGAAATTTCTTAAATCCAACTGGGTTTAAGTTTATGTTGGCAAATTACCCGCAGGTTGATTTCTTTTCAAACGAAGCAAATTTACCAGGAATCACTTTAGGAACTGCAGTTCAACCAACGTATTTGAAAGATATTGATATTCCAGGTGATAAATTAACTTATGAAGATTTTTCACTTCGGTTTATTGTTGACGAAGATATGGAAAATTATACTCAGATTCACAATTGGATGAGAGGACTTGGATATCCAGAAAGTATTGAAGAAATAGCAAATTTAAAATTGGAAAATGATTATAATCCACCAACAATCAAAAATACAGATATTCAATATTATTCAGATGGAACTTTAGAAATTTTAGATAGTAATCAGAATCCAAGATTTTTAGTTAAATTTTCTCAACTTTTTCCAATATCTTTGACAACTTTAACATTTGATGCTACTGCCACCGACATAAATTACTTTACAGCAGAGGCAACTTTCAAGTATACTTTATACAATATCACCGACACCTTTAACAATAGAGTATGAATTTAGAATTGATTCAAAAAATGTGGACAGAAGATTCTATCATTGACAGAGATAATCTTCATGAAGAATCACTTAAAATACCACAACTACATGCAAAATATTATGAATTATACAACAATATAATTTTATTAAAAACAAGAGCAGAGCAACAAAGAAAAAATATTCGCCACGAAAGATTTGAATATTATTCAGGAAAAGCAGATCCAGATGTTTATGTTGAAAATCCTTTTCCCAAAAAAATAAGAGATAAAGACACACTTCAAAAATATCTTGATGCTGACGAAAAACTTTCCGAAATAAGTCTTAAAATTAACTACTATGAAACTCTTATAAATTACTTACAGGATATTATTAAGGTAATTGTAAATCGCACTTATCAAATTAAGAATGCCGTGGAATTTATGAAGTTTCAAGCTGGTTATGGTTGATATCAAAATTGCAAAGAAAAACGAAATTTATATTAAACTAATATGTGAAACACATATCCTATATGAGTTTGCCCCACATTTTACATTTGAAGTGCCTGGGGCAAAATTTATGCCTCAGTATAGGGGAAAACATTGGAATGGGGAAATAAGACTCCTATCGACACATACTGGAGAAATTTATTGTGGTCTTCTCGATAAGGTTATTTCTTTATGTGAACAGTATAATTACACTTACGAATTTGAGGAAAATAAATTTTATGGTTTACCATTTGAGGTAAATGAATTTATTTCTGAAGAAGGAACTAAAGATTATATTAAGTCAATTTGCAATCTAGATCCAAGAGACTATCAGATTTCTGGAGTATATGATGCTTTAAAGCATAATAGAAAGTTATTGATAAGTCCCACTGGGTCAGGAAAAAGTCTGATGATTTACGCTTTAACGCGATACTATACGGATAAAGGGAAAAAAACACTTTTAATTGTTCCAACGACCAGTCTAGTGGAACAAATGTATGAGGATTTTCGATCTTATGGTTGGAATGTTGAATCATACTGCCACAAAATTTATTCTGGAAGAGAAAAAGAAAGTGATATGCCAGTTATAATTACAACTTGGCAATCTATCTATAAGTTGGAGAGATCTTTTTATAAAGATTATGAGGTAGTAATTGGAGATGAAGCTCATCTATTTAAATCCAAATCTCTAATTTCAATTATGACTAAGCTTGATAATGCAAAATATAGATTTGGATTTACTGGCACATTGGATGGTAGTCAAACTCATAAATGGGTTTTGGAAGGATTATTTGGACCATCTTATAAAATTACAAGAACTCACGAATTGATGGAAAAGGGACATCTTTCCAAACTTAATATTAATGTTTTATTACTTAAACATAAAGAGCAGAAATTTGAAACTTATGAAGATGAAATTCAATATCTAATTCAACATGAAAAAAGAAATAAATTTATCTGCAATTTAGCAATCGATTTAAAAGGAAATAGTTTAATTCTTTATAGTAGAGTTGAAACTCATGGTGCTCTTCTATATGAAATAATAAATAATAAAGTAAATGACAATAGAAAAATATTTTTTGTTCATGGTGGAGTAGATGCTGAAGAAAGGGAAAGAGTTAGAACAATTACTGAGCAAGAAAATAATGCTATTATTGTTGCATCTTACGGAACCTTTTCAACAGGAATCAATATTAAAAATCTTCACAATGTGGTATTTGCTTCTCCAAGTAAATCACGAATACGAAATTTACAAAGCATTGGTAGAGTTTTAAGAAAGGGGAAAGATAAAACGGGTGCAATACTTTATGATATTGCTGATGATATTAGCACCAAAACTAGAAAAAACTACACCCTTAATCATTTAATTGAGAGAATTAAAATTTACAATGAAGAAAATTTTCAATATGAATTAATTCACGTTAAGTTAGAAAAATGATAGAAGATGACTTTTACGCAACAGTAAAATTAAAAACAAGCGAAGAAATCTTCTGTATTGTTGCTGCATCAGAAGAGGAAGATAGAACTATACTTTTAATTTCTAATCCAATTGTAATAACTGAAATAAAAGGAAAATCAACTACAGTTGGATATAAGGTAGAGCCATGGTTAAAGACAACTACAGATGATATGTTTTTTATTAATCTTGATGATGTCTTAACCTTAACTGAATGCTCAGATATTGAAATGATTAGTTTGCATCAAGATTACGTTAGACAACTGAATAAGATGAATGATAATCATAGCAAACTAACTAGAGAAATGGGATACCTATCAACTATTGATGATGCAAAACAAATCCTAGAGAACCTCTATAAGAATCATTAGTACTTAATATTATGCTTTTCAACCTCCACAAAGGTAATTATACACATATTCCAATACCTTGTCAAGAGGCATTAAAGGTGTTATAATATCTACATAATTAGGTAAATACTTAAAATGATTACGACTACAGTTATGACCAAGAAGAAAAGGTCAGAGCATTACGTTAATAATAAAGAATTTTTGATTGCTATGGTCGAGTATAAGAAACTCGTAGCAAATGCATTGGAACGTGGTGATCCAAAACCACAAATTCCAAGATACATTGGAGAATGTTTTTTGAAGATTGCAAATCATTTATCATTTAAACCAAATTTTGTCAATTATATGTTTAAGGATGATATGATTTGTGATGGTATTGAAAATTGTGTAAGATACATTAATAATTTTGATCCTGAAAAATCTCAGAATCCTTTTGCATATTTTACTCAAATTATTCATTATGCTTTTTTGAGAAGAATACAACAAGAAAAAAAGCAATTAGAAATTAAAAATAAAATTTTAGAAAGAACCGGATTTACCGAAGTTTTTTCGGATGATGGGGTTGACGGACTTAATAATTCGGACTACAATAGCATTAAAGACGCGGTTTACTCCAAACTCAGATCCTAATGAAAGTCGCAATTATTACTGACACTCATTATGGTTGTCGAAAAGGCTCTAAACTTTTTCAAGACTATTTTGAGGCATTTTATAAAAACATCTTCTTTCCAAAATTAAAAGAAGAAGGAATTACTACAGTATTGCATCTTGGAGATGCTTTTGATAGTCGTAAGTCAATTGATTATCAAAGTTTAGAATGGACAAAAAGAGTTGTGCTAGACCCCCTCTCTTCTTATGACGTTCATATGCTGGTGGGAAATCATGATGCATATTATAAGAATACTAATAGTGTAAATTCTCCTTCACTTCTTCTTCAAAACTATTCAAATATTAAAACTTATAGTGATCCAGAAGTAGTTAAAATTGACAATCTAAACGTCCTTTTTATTCCTTGGATATGTGCTGATAATGAGGAAAAAACTTTACGCTTAATTAAAAACAGTGATTGTAAAGTTGCAATGGGGCATTTAGAATTAAATGGTTTCCAAGCTTATCTTGGACATACAATGGATGACGGAATGGATTCTGTTGTGTTTGATGGGTTTACGAAAGTATTTTCTGGACATTATCATACTCGATCAAATAACGGAACAGTATTTTATCTGGGTAATCCTTATGAAATGTTTTGGAATGATGTAAATGATACTCGTGGGTTTCATATTTTTGATACGGAAACCTTAGAGCATACTCCAGTTGATAATCCATATAAGATGTATCATATCATCTATTATGAAGATACTAATTATCAGACATTTGATACAAGAAAATATGATGGGAAAATTGTAAAAATAATAGTTCGTAAAAAATCAAATTTGGAAAAGTTTGAGAAATTTACAGACAAACTATATCTGTCTGGAGTTTCCGAACTTAAGATTGTTGAGAATTTTCAACTACAAGAAAGTGAAAATTTTGAAATTTCTGAGTCTGAAGATACTCTTTCTATTCTTGATAGATATGTTGACGAATCTGAAATATCAATGGATAAATCATCAATTAAGGGGTTGATGCGAACGATATATCAAGAGGCTTGTGAGTTGGTTTGATGTTTATACTTACAATTAACGGAAGAGAGCGGGAAGGTGCATATTCTGTTATTGATGAAGATGGTGATAAAATTTTATATCTTTTTGAAGAGGAAGATGATGCAGTAAGATATGCTCTTTTATTGGAAGAAGATGGTTATCCAGAAATGCATGTAATTGAAATTGAAAGTGATTTAATGATAAAAACTTGTAAATTGTATGGATATCGATATTCAATTATTACTCAAAATGACATTGTAATTCCACCTAACGATAATGATTTTATTTAAAAAAATTCGCTGGCGTAATCTTTTAAGTACTGGTAATCAGTTTACTGAGGTTAATTTTCTAGAAAATAAAACTAATTTAATTGTTGGCACAAATGGAGCTGGAAAGAGTACAGTTTTGGATGCTCTTACCTTTTCTTTATTTGGAAAACCATTTCGTAAAATTAATAAACCACAACTTATCAACACCGTCAATGAAAAGGATTGTATTGTTGAAGTTGAGTTTTTGATTGGAACCACTGAATGGAAAGTTATTCGTGGTATTAAACCAAATATTTTTGAAATTCATCGTAACGGTGAAGTATTGGATCAAGCATCTGCTTCAGTAGATCAGCAGAAATGGTTAGAGCAAACAGTTATTAAGATGAATTATAAATCTTTTACTCAGATTGTAATTCTGGGTTCTAGCACATTTGTTCCCTTTATGCAACTTCCTGCAGCTCATCGTAGAGAAGTGATTGAGGATCTTTTGGATATTAAGATCTTTTCCTCTATGAATACTGTAATCAAGGAAAAGATTCGTCAAATTCGTGATGAAGTAAAGACTTTGCAACTTAAGAAAGAGTCTCTCTTTGATAAGGTTGAAATGCAAAAGAATTTTATTGGGGAATTGGAAAATAGGGGAAATGCTAATATAAATGCTAACAAAGAAAAAGTTACCAA